ACCGCGCCTTGAATATTCATCGGCAGGTTCTTTGCGGTGCATTCATATCCCAAGCCAATTATGACTCGCGTTGCGGCGAGGGGAAGCGTGATTGCGCCGTTCGTAACCATCAATCCCTCGATCACATTTCCATCCGCCAGAACCTTAACCTCCTCGCCCTCAAGATGAGTGAGACCGCTGATAGAAGTAACCGGAGTGTCCATGGTCCAATCACCACTATCCACAAGCTTTGGGTAATCATCACTGAATGGAACCACCTCAGTTATATCCCGTACAATATCCACTGTAATATCATTCGCATCAACATAAGAGGCTACGGTCATCTTCCCGCCACCAGCACGGATGACTTTCCCAACATCCCCAACTACAAACACATTCGCAGAGGCGTGAACGGCGATGCCAGTGCCTGTAGCCGCAGCCACTTGAATATCCGCTGCAGGCGTTGTGTTTCCGAGCTTCAACCCACAATCCACACAAAACGCATCTTCAACATGGGTGAAATCTCTGCGAGACACTTTCTCAATAAACTTAGTTATCCGCCCATTAATAGTTCGTTTAACCATCGTATAGACTGTTGAATGATTTCCTTCTTCCAGCGAAATGACATCGGTGAACTTGCCGCGAGTGAGCCTCCTCGACCACGCAAACACCTCTTGTTCTTTGATGATGGTGAAGTTCAACATCACACCGTCGGAACGCTGAGCCCAAATCTGACGAAACGGTTCATTGGCATAGCACCAATTCTCAATTTGCTTATTGCCCTCAATGAGATGATTAGCGAGCAACGATAGGTCAAGTCCCGCATAGAGCTTAATCTGATCGTTGTAGGAAAGCTGCACTACCTTTCCGCCAGTAGCTTCACAGTAAAGAATGTCCGATTTAACTTTGAGCGGAACAACCTGCGAGGCACCCTCACTTGATTGCGGATCAGCTTGCACGTTCGTAGCAGTGATCGCTCCGCCCTGAGACCCGGACATGAGCCACACGCCAGCGGCGTTGAACACCATTAATCCTCCGCGAGTTGGGAGCATATGACGGAGCGGCGAAACGTCCTCACTATCCAAGGTGTGTTCAAAAGCATCATTGGCGATCAAGATTTCCGAAATACTAAAGTTAGAAAGCTGCCCCGGTTTGCTACCAAAAATAGTCAGTGGTAATTCATCAGGCGCCGCATAGAGTTGGCGCTGCTGGTACACAGTACTGATCGCAGGATAGTTTCCCGTTGCAGGGCCGAGATGCCCCTCTAGAACCGCGCCACTGCCGATGGTAACAGAGAATGAAGGGTTGGTGTAATCATGACCCTCGTTAACTATAATGATCCCTACGATAGGTCCGGTGGATGAAACAGTAGTCGTGGCTACAATCGCATAACCAACAAACCCTCCAGCGGATGGATTGGGGTCAGTGACGCTCACAACGCTGCTATTGGTGTAGTTACTGCCGCCGCTTGTAACATCAACATAAGTTATTCGCCCGTTGGCAAACGGATTAGTGTTTATCGGAGGTGTTTGAGCAAAATCAGGAATGATGCCAGGATCGGCAAAATGCCCGCCCTTGCTTTGACCAATATACCCAACCTGATAGGAACGAGAAAGCGCAGTGGTATCACGAACAACCCTAGTCCGGTAGATTTTATAATAAGCCGCTCCTGCAATGGGAGTCCATTTAAGTACCGCACCGCCATTATCAGTGTTGGTGTAATCGGTCACATTAGTTATGAACGCATAGTCAGAGGCGATGCTTTCAATGCCTTCTTGATTAACCTGCGTAATGACAAAGGCAGTGGACCAGCCGCCGCTCTTCAAGGTCGTTAAAGTAATAGTCCCAACCGCAGTTAAGTTATTCCCCACAACCTCGAGTGCCATAGTCCAATCAGCTGAGTCATTGCGCTCTAGATTATATATGGGATAATCGGCGTGAGTGAAACGTAAGGTATCGCGGATTTGATGGCAGCGCAAAAGCTCCAAATCATATGCAGAGTATGGGGAGTCAAGGGTGTAAACTCGCGCGATGGTTCCGCCACTCACATAGGTTGTGAATGCGCTAGTGTCGAGATTGTTGCCGAAGGGATCAAGCAATTCAAAAGTATGGGTGGTCACTGTTCCTACTTGAAAAGTACGCCCGGCAAGTTCAACCATCTCGCCAGTGGCCACAGGCTTAACCCACTCGCCAGCGGTAAATCCATGTGAGGTTACTTCCATCACGCCGGGATCGTCGAGTGTCACACTAACAATCGCCTTGGGCGTTTCTAGCACATACGCGCCATCCTGAATAAACCGGATGTACTCATGGCCGAAAAGAATTACGTTAGTATTGGCGAGATCAGATGAAAACTTGAAGGTATAGAACTTCGTAGGATATGTGTCGTTCTGAACGAAATCTACAAACTCCAATCCCGGCGAGGTACTCAACCCGCCATGGTAATCCACAAACCAATTCTCAGCTTCCGCAAGCGCAAGATCAAACTTCGCAAGATCGGAGCGCCCATAATAATTGGGTGAAACTTCCCCGCCTACGAATGCGAATTTAATAATATCCAGTGGCACTAAAATGTTCCAGACATGCTGAGGAGCGGGCCATAGCTATAGATGTAGCGACTGTTGTAAGAGGTTACGTTCACGCCCCTCGCAATCAGCCAATCCGGCACCGAGTCAAACTCCTGTTGATTTTCATTCGCCGCATTAACGCGGGCAGTGACTATCATATTGTTTGCCTGATTGAGCATCGTTTGGGCGGTGGACATCTTCCCGTTAAGGGGAACGCAAATGTGAGCGGCAAGTCCATAAACCATCGCCATCCACAGATCGGCGCTCCAAGCGGAGGGGACGGTTTGCTTCTTATTGTAAATTAAAAGAGCATCATCGGCGTTCGTGTGGATCACAGGGGAACCATCTTTGTCACCCATGATAAAAAGCTCGAAGTGCTGAAGGAATCTTGGATAGAGAAAATCAGCTGGAGTAGCGTACTGGAAAAGCCACGGCGGTTCGGGATCGCCAGCGGCCCAATCCACATCGTAATCGCGCTCGGCGTTCAAAGCAAGAAGGGCACTCGCTCGGCAACTCGCCCAAGGAGCGGCGCAAAGGATTTGATCCCTCACGCTTTCAAACCAGCGATTACAAAGCCTCGCTTCCCGGCTTTCTTCCGTTGGCAGCGCGATGGGAGAGCGATGCCCCACAGCGCTCAGACTTAGATTGTAAAGTCCAACTAGGTCTTTGGCCATGGGGCACCCACTCTATTCGAGGTCTGCGTCGTCTACTTTATCCTCATGGCCCTTTGCGATAGGCCGTGAAGGGGTTTTGGCTTTAGGCATCTGACTGAGGGCCATGGGTTTATCCACGACCTTCGCAGGTGCCTTGCCTTCGTCGAAAAGCACAGTCCCATGTGGGAGCATGATTTCCTTCTCAGCATCAACCTTTCTACCAGCGTTCGGAAGGATCACTGCCTTACCGTCCACCTCATCTGGAATCTCTGTCCCATACGAGTTTACCCGATAACGGGCATTCCCGAGGAAGAGATTACGCTTCAATACGACTTTCATGGTTAGTTAGTCGCATCTGCTGTGGCGATCCACTTCGCATAGTTCTTCGTCAGGAAAGCGTTGACCGCTCCCGCCGTGGTGTCTTGCGAAGCGGTGGTCATGAGGATGCCCAAGTACCGTTCATAGGTACCCGCTGGCAACCGCCCTGCGAAGATCACGCCGCCAGCATTCAATCTGGCGTCGTTCGCCGCAGAGTCATCGGTCACAAGCGCCGCTGTGCGGAGGTGTTCCGTGCAGCTTGCGAGAGTGGCCGATCCGAGGGTGCTTAGGGAATCGGATACCAAGAAGAACTGGATCGTACCGGCGCTGCCGCCAGTAATCACTTCAGTCGTCGTGGTAATCACAAGCCACATATCCTCACCAATGCCAATGTCCTGAGTGGTACCACCCAAGTCAATAACATCGCCAAGGACTGCCGTACCGGCTGCCAAAATGACAGACCCTGCATCAGCAAATTCCAGATATTCGTCCAAGATCATTTGAGTGTTCCTTTCAATTACGATACAAGGGCTTCGTCACCGGCAAGTGCGTCGGAGCGCTTAACGGGAATGCCGTCAAAGCTCATAACGTGCTTACCTGCGACCATGTCGGCAGTGAGGGTGGAGTTAACGGTCTTATTCATAATCTGCCTACGCAGGAATGACTTAACCGTGCGGCTCATGTAGAACACTGGACGACCCGCACCGAGGTTAGGGATCATTTCAATGGCCTGAGTCATCAAATCAATGAGGACCGCCGAGGTGCCGGAGGCATCAGCGAGCAACAGTGATTTGTCGATGTTGGGAATGCGGACTACATAACGCCAGTCGCGGACGGAAATGCCCGCGTCAAAGCGATAGTGAGTCCGATAGGCTTCCATACGACCGCCAGCACCGTCGATGCTTTCGATAGTAACCTGCCCCTTATCAGTGACCTGAAGTCCGGCAGTTGAGCCCTTGGGGATGATCCCGTGGACAGTGTTATCGCCCCAAACGATCAACCAGATGGAGGTGTTGTCCGTCTGACCACCGGCTGCGCCACCGAGGATGATGTTCTCGCCGTTCGCAGCGGAAGTGCTGTTGAAGCGAGGAACCAATCCAGTGAAGGCTTCTGGTTCCGTGGACTCATCGCCGTAGAAGATGGTGTCCGCAAGTTCCTGGGAAATGCCCTCGATGTGAGCGCGATCCTCAAGAAGTCGGAAGCTTGCCGTGTTGCCATTAAGGTCCGCAAGGGCCTTGTCAATTTCCGCATACGCTTCAAGCATACCGCAGGAATCGGTGACCTGCACAGTGCGGCCCTTTGTCGGCTGAACGCCGCCGTAGAGTTTGCGCCATGTAGGGGCGGGGATACCAGCGCGGATGGTGGTGCGATGGCCAGTTGGGAGGTTGCCCTCTTTCCAAACCATATCTTCCAACATCTCGTTGGTCTCATTCATAATCTCGACCACATCGGCAATCTTGCCATCAGGGTCCATTGCTTTTGCCATATCCAACAGCGTTGGACGGGCGACGGATAGAACTGTCATTTAGGTTTCTCCTTAACCAGGGTTTTGATTGGGGAACATTCTCTCAGCGGCTGTCTTTTTGCCAACAGTAGGATCACCTGCGGGAACGAAAGAGCCCTCATTCAATTCCTTAGCCATCTTGGCAAGCATCTTAATGATGTGAGGGTTGTTCCCCGCACCAGTGATGTCAAACGCTGATCGAGCTTCTGGTGAACCGTATTTGTCCACCACTTTAGAAATGGAACTTAGAGTTGTTTCGAGCTTCTCCCCTCCAATTTCGGGATCGGCCTTCACTTCTCCAGTCCACTTTTCTTGCATATCGCTCCAGGCTTTAGTTCCCCCATCGGAGACATTCTTCATGGCAGTTGCTTGCAAGGCAGTTAGTTCGGC